TAAACACCTTCGCCGTAATACCCAGACCCGTAATAGCCATCTGTAGGGGCCTCAGGCATCGTATAATTAGCGCCTTGGATATTTGCTATATCCTGCGCTTCGGTCGTGGCAATGGAAAGAACTGCCGCGCTTTGGAACGCGGTTGTTTGGAATGCGCTAGACTGAAATGCCTGTGCTGCCATTAGGCCCACGTCCCGACGCTGGTATTAGCGCCTGATGCTCCGATTGGGTAAATCGACATATTTGAGTTAGCATTTATGCTGTACGCCCCACCGGGAGCGGCGGAAAGTTGATACTGCGGTACAAATGTCCCGCCAGCATTGATAGAAACGATACCAATTAAACTAAAGTATCTTGCAATCGTTGCTGATCCTGTTGCCGCTGCTACTAATGTTGCTGATGCTTGCGTAATGGCCGCTCCTGCAACTGCCGTGTCAGTGAAGTTAAAAGTTGATTGCGTACCTGTAGAAGCACCCAAAAACATATAGGCAATGCTATTTAGGGTTGCTGATCCACCAAAAAGAGTACTAAGTGTATGCGATGTCGTTCCCGCAGATTTTGAGATTAAAATATTAGTTTCAAATTTATATACGGTAGAAGATGACAGCGTCACACCGTAAGCAGATTGAATTGTAGTTGAAGCAATGGTTTGGCTATTATTAACAGTGTAAGTCCCCGCCCCGCCAGTACCAGTACCAAGAGCTGTAATGTATGTTCCAGCAGTAATACCAGATGCAGTGAGATATTGACCAACTGAAAAAGTTCCTGTGACAGTGCCACCAACTGTCAATGTAGTGCCTGAAATTGAAGATGCCGTTGAGTTCCCGTTTACAAAAAATGGTTGCACAGCATTAGAACTTATGCCTGCTGTTGTTGTTTCTTTGCGGAAGTACTGCATCCCCGGTACAACGCCGCGCTGTGCCCCTTGCGGAGTCACATAAATCACTTTGCCATCGTACTCTACGGCACCAGCATTAGCAGATGTTAAAAGAGATCCTGATGCAAAATCCAACGGTGCAATAGACGTAGTTCCAGCAACAAGATTTACCTGCCCCGGAAACGTAGCATTATTGCTTGCATCAAAGGATAAAGGGATTTCGGTGGCAGCGCCAGTACCGGCAGCGGCCAAACGACCAAGAATATTACCCTGAGCAAGAGTCAGCGTATGCTCTGCATTCCAGTTGGAAGGCTGAACAAGAGTCGTATCTCCACCATCAGCAACAGCAGATGTGAATGCGTGTTTTAGAGATACAGCCATTTGTATTACCCGTGAGTGATAGTACCAGCGGTGACAAGAACTGCTTGACCAGTAGAGATCGATGTTGAGTTAATAATAACATCTGCACCTGATGTTCCTACAGTCAAACCTGATACTATTGTTATCCCAGCATTATTGCGAAATTCGGCTAAAGCGGCAGTGCCAGTTCCAGTTGCTGTACCCTGTAATGGGACACCAGAAAGAGTGAATACACCGCTCGATACTGTTCCAGGTGTTGCTGATAGTGTTATTGATGCAAGAACACCAGTAGCACCTGAAAGTGCAGATGTTCCAATTACGAGCGTACCGGCCAAAGCTGTGCCAGTAGAAGCTGCCGCTGTCTTTGACGCAATAAGGTCAGAGACAAGCTGCATGCGGTTATTCTTAAGTGTGGTTGTATATACAACAGCCATTTCTCAATCCTTTTAAGTCAACGTCACATCTAAATCGTTAGTCGGAATACGCAAAACGTCACCAACTCCAATAGTCTTCGCAGAACTTAGCTGCGCTGTAACTAATTGGTTACCAGATGTAGAAGCATCATAAATTGCAACCCAGTTAATTGACCCCCAAGCTGACGTAGCGGGTGACCACTCTATAGCTGCTGAATTAGTTGCAGCCCCAGATGTTACGGTAAACGTAGCAGACTGACGCGCATAGGCAGAGCCAGAAGTAGATACTTCTGTTCCACCAGATTCAGGATTACCTACGAACAGCGCTACGTAAAGCGCAGCAGGTTTGGTGAAAGAAGTCGGGCCAAGCAAATGGTTTAAGAGATTCTGGTCTGTGTAAGCGGTAAAAGCCATCAGAAACTCCTTAACCGAATACTACGCGATTACGGGCTACCAATGGCCCACCGCTATGCAATGCCTTGTCGCTCTCAAGCTGCAACGAATCAAGTCGAGAGTTGTACATGCCACCGAATAACCCGACGCGCTGATCGTCCAAGAGGAACGGTGATGCGTGAACGAGAGCGCCGTAGAGATACAGATCTGGGGCTTTTACGAGCAACCAGTTTGAAGTTACTGTATCGCTAAGAGACGGAATCTTACCGTAATAGACCATTTCGATGTCGATGTCTGTCGCTGGTGCAGGGACAATCTCAAGTGCATCATCCATAATCGAATAGAATGACGGCTGAGTGATAATCTGCTGCTTCAAGATGCGGTCTGCCTCATCGAGCGTCACGAAACGCAGCGGCTGCTTACCGTCAATGATATGGATATTGATTGCCTCAAGCCAGTCAGCAGGAAGCGATACATATTCTTGATCACTGGTAGCCTGAGCGCGCACAACCATCTTCTGGTGGCGCAAACGGCTGTTCACATCAGCTTCTACGAATTGAATAAAAGTCGGGATCTGCGACGTTAAATCGTCACGGTTCAACCATGACGCGATCTCGGACTGGAGTGTGGCGTAACTCGTAATTGTCATCGTCAGCTCGTGTAATGGTGAGTCCGATACGGACGGGCTTCTTCAGTAGTCAACCACCGCTTCAAGGCATTCTTGTCGTGAAGAATACCACGCTCCTTAAGCTGCAACAAAACAAGCATAGGAAGACGAGCGACTCTAACCATGTCTCCAGATCTGGTTGTCCGTGAAACATTGTTCATCTCTTCTTGGTTAAACTTTGCAACATCAGCGATATCTGTCGTGTCAATCAGGTGCATCGTACCATCATGCTCGACCTTCATCTTGGTAGTCGTTCCGGTAAACCCGTCATGCCCAATGATGAACTCACCCGGTGCGTAATCTTGCTGCTTCATAGTGCTCCCCAAGAGAAAAGAGGGGCGGCGAACCGCCCCTCTCTATTATCAGGCTGAAGGCGTGAGGTTTGCGATAGCAGCATGAGCCTTTTCAGCTTTCATGCGGAGACCGTATTCCACAACGAGTTCTTTCTTCATCGAGTCGCCGGTCTGGGCGATATCGATTGTCTCGAACGGACGGAGATACGCAACAGATGCGTATTCTGGGTCGAGAACGAGTGCAAAGCGCTCATCAGCAAAGCGGTTCGGAACCATTGAAACTTCACCGAAATCACTGAGATACACGTCAGCGGTAGCGATGATGCCAGCAGGCTGAACCTGATTGTAGGTGATGCGCTGTTGAGCGATACCTGCAAAGCCAGAAGCAACCGTCTTGTTGTACGGACCAGTCATAAGGATCTTTGCTTCGCCGCCTTCTGCCCAGACGTTCTGAATTGCCGTCTTGAGCATGGTTTCCGTGAAAGCAACGTCCGTCGCTGTCGAGAGGTTCGTCCAAGCAGCGTTAGGATAACCGTTAGGCGAAGACGAGAGCGTAGGCTTCGTTGCTCCGTTGGTGATCGAGTTCGTGATCAACCATGCAGGAACGCCAGCGGTGTAACGAGCCGTCGATGTATTACCAGCAGAAGCAGCTTGGTTCGACAGGAGAATCTTTTCCATGTCGCGCTTAAGTTCCTTCGCAGCCTTAGCCTGTTGATAGGCTAAGAGTGTACGCATACCAGCCATATTGACTGACTGAGCTGTACCAGAAACTGCAATGGTCTTGCCGCTGATCTGCGTGTAGTTAGAAACGCGGTTTGTATCGGTGAAGTCGGTGTTACCAGCGTCTGCACCTTCGACGAGGGCGTTTGAACCGTTCGCTGCTGCGAGGGCATCGGTCTGCCATTCAAAGTAGGTGTTATCAGCCGTGTCGCGGCCTACGTTCGACATGAACGGGGTCGAGGTTGGGCTGATGTCATAGATGATGTTCGAGAGATCTTCGCGCTGTTCGTTTACAGCTTGATAGGTTTGAATTTTGCTTACGGAAGCCATTATTTTCTCCTGCTTTCCATTAGACCAAAGAGTTTAGCAGCGTCATCGACGCTACCAGTTTTACTGAGACGCATTTTCGCGCGAGAAACTTCGGTCTGCTGCTTTGGTGCAGAGGCAACTGTACCAGAACGCAACGGCTTCGGACCTTCCTTTTTATCAGGCTGGGGTTTCTTAGCCATTAGCATGTCGTACTTCCTTGCCTTCTCAAGAACAAGAATAGCTCGTGGGTCATAGGCTTGGGCTAGTTCATCTTCAGAATAACCGACTTGCTGTCCGTATTCTTTCAAACGTGTCCGTGCCTCGTTCCACTTGTTGGCATCATTCCACTCTGGAACCTGCTTCACCAAATACTGGCGACCTTGGTCCACAATAGTCTTCAACCGATCTTGCTCTTCCTTCTGCTGCAAATAGCTGAGACGTTCCTTTTCGGCTTTCGTCGCAACCATGCGGGACTGATAGTCTCGCCATTGCTTTTCGACCAGAGGAAAGTTTAACGGATCTTCCCGGTGCAACCGTTCCCAATCTGGCTCTTGCGGCATCAACTGTTGCAGTTGTGAGTCAAGCGCTTCGATCAGGGTCGCGTATTGCTGGCGTTCCGTTCTTACTGCCTCAGATTCTTGCTCGAATGCGACCTTCTCCTCGCGGAGTTGGTTCATTCTACGCGAATAATCGGACTGTCGCTGGTAACCTTCCAGAGCTTCTTTCAACGGGATCTGCTGCGTCTGTCCGTCAATCTTGACGGTTACGAGCGATTCCGGTGACAGATTCTCTTCTGTGCCACCTTCTTGGTCCCCGACATATTCGGTCTCCTCAGTGCCGTCTGACGCCTCTATAGCGTGACCTTCATCTTGCACTGGGGTCTCAATGACCTCATCTGCCGTCGCCTCGGCCTCTTGTGCCTCGGCAGGAGCTGCTTCCTGCTGCGCCGTGGGTTTCGGCTCATCGCCTCCCAATAGTGCCGCCATACGGTTTGCAGCTTCTGGTATACCGATTTCGCGGGTCTGCGACTGCTCGGTTAAACTCATTAGTAAATACTCCTAAATTATCGCCCCTTCAAGCGGCGGTTAAACGCGACTACATCTGGGGCTGACGCCATCGTCTCAATCTGCCCCTGTAGATCCGCGATGGCACGTATCATCAGATACGCCTCATCCCTTGCCTCGGAGTCATCTGGATCTGATGACATCCACATCTCTGTATAGTTTTTCTTAAGAGCGTCGAACAAAGCCTTGGTAGCGATACTGTTTTTCAGCGCTACCGCAGCTCTATGAAGATCCGCTTCCTCAACCATACATCATCCCCTGTGGCATCATCGGCTGTGGTGCCGGTTGCTGTAAGATCGCCTGCTCACGCTGTGATTGTAGATTGAACATTGCTTCGATCTCTGCGCGCTGACGGTTAACTTCGGCGTTAATCGTCGCAACATCGACCTGTGAGCCATACTTTGCCTGAATCTCGGCAGCTCTGAGCATCACGTCTGCGATCAACTGGTCACGCTTAAGATCTGCGTCTGCCTGTGCCTTCTTGGTCTCAAGTTCCTGCTTCGCGGCAGCAATGAGAATATCGGCACGGGTCTTCTCTGCTTCAACCTGTGCAAGCATTTCTGCTGGGTCTTGCTTCTCAGGAGCCATAGACTGCATGAACTGCTGTACCTGCTCTGGAGATGGCTCAGAGTAGAACTGAGCCGGGTTCTGGAAGCCAGCCAACTGCGTTACTTGGTTCAATGTCGAGATATACTGCTGGATCGATACCATCGGGTTATTCGGTCCATACTGCTGGAGAATCTGCTCCTGCTTCGCGGCAATCTGCTGCAAGAACATCATCCGTTGCTCATCTGAGCCACGCCCGAGAGCAATATTCACGATCATATCCATATCGGCTGTCCAGCCACGCGGATCAATCGGAACAAACTTGTTACGCAAACGGATAATCTTAGGCTTGTCCTGATGCTGAACAACGAGACGCAGAAGACCTTGGAAGCACTGCTTCAAACCGTCAGCAAACAGGCGAGCGATCATTTCGATGCGCTCCTGCGACGAGGACAACTGAGCCTGCACCGCTGCGCTTGTCGTGCTTTGGAGAGCCTCTGCATCCAAGCCTTGAGACGCACGAGAAAGACCTGTGCGCTGTGTCTTGATCTCGTCCACATAGGCCATAACGCCGAGTGCAGGTTGGCCCACAAACGGTGTCGCAAACGGCACAACTGCACCGGGATTACGGGCACGGATGATGGCACCGATCTCGTTGTTGAGCAGGTCATCCATGTTGACTTGGCCCTCAACTGCAAGGGTCCGAGGGCGGATAGATTGAGCCAATGAGTCAAGCGTGTTACGCATGATGCTCGACTTGATCAGTTGCAGGTCCATCGTTTGATCTGCAATCGACTTACCGAAAATCGTATGCGGTGTTGGGTCTGGTGACAGAAGAGCGAATGGTGCTTCTGTTACGATCTCTTGGTGGACGATGTAACCGCCATTACCGACCGTGCATACCTTATGCAATTCTGCGATACCGTCACCGTCTTTATCGATGCGGATATAGGCTTCGACGTAGTAAACCCGATCTGTTGACTCGTCGTTACCGTTAGAAATTCCAAAGAATGTTTGGTCAGCAGGATTACGCACAAGCGTTTCCATGTTCAACTCAAACCCACCTGAACCAGCGTTCATCTCGATCAGGTCTTTGTCGTAACCCATCGCCACAAGCTCAGACACAGTTGCCAGTTTGCGACGGCCAACGAGCAACGCATCTTTAATGTTGTTTGCCTGATTATCGATAATGAATTGCTCAACTGGGATACACTCAACCACATAGCGAGGCTCGCGAATGACGCGCTTAATCCGCATCGAGATCATCTGTGGCATCATCATAACGTCAGGCGTCATGGTCACCACATTATCGCGCTGCATGATTGACTGCTCTTCGGTGTACTCAAGAACAGTAACACTCGGATCTTGCGCGATCATCGCAGCTTCTTCCTGCGACAAACCAGAGTAGCTGTATTCCTCAACAGTTTCTTCGTCTAACTTATACCAAGTCAGAACGCCGTCTTTCAGAATAAGCGCATCTTTCATCGCATCGTGGAGAATGCGGAAACCGGGGTTCTCTTGCATGAAGATGTAGTTGATGAAATCGGTCTGCTG